TGTGGTTGGCTACCGGCAACGTCACGGTTGATTCCAATGGGCTGGTCATGGCCGATGCAGTCGGTAGCAGCAGTGTCATCGCCGTGGTGGGCAACAAACAATCCAATACTGCCGCAATTACTGTGATGGACACCGCGAACACCGACCCCGTCGCCAGCGTGACGGTCTCACCCTCAACCGTGCAATTCGAGGCAGGGCAGACTCAACAATTCGCTGCGCAAGCAAAGGACGCGGGTGGCGCAGTGGTGCACGGCGCCACATTCACCTGGGCCAGCTCAAATTCCGGCGTTGCCAGCGTGCCAGCCGGGCCATCTGTTTCCGCCATCGTCACCGCCGTGGCAGACGGCACCGCGAACATCACCGCCACAGAGACCGTCAGCGCTATCGCATCTGCCATCGTGCCGGTCACTGTGGCGGTTCCGCCGACGCCAGACTTCACCCCGCCCATCATTGCAGACTCCGCCTACCAGGTCGGCACCCAGCTCACTGCCGCCACCCATCCGACAGTGATCTCCGGCGCCACCGCTCCTTATGTTTTTGTGGATGGCGGTGATTTGCCGTCAGGCGACTATTGGGTGGACGGCGATATCTCGCTGGGCATTAGGCACACCATCACCATCAACGGCACGGTTCGCCTGTTTTCAACCGGATCAGTGACGATCAACGGCACAGTGGATGGTTGTGGGCGCGGGAATCAAGGAGCGCAAGATGTATATCTAACCGGTTCAGGACCTTACGAAAATGGAATTAATGCATCCCCACCTGGATTCTTTGGCAATGGCGGGGATGGAGGTAATACCCAATCTGCCGGGTATCCTTTTGTTGGCGGGCGCGGCGCAATCGGTATTCATGCAACAACACCATTACTTTCTCCGCTACCAACAAATATTGATGGCAATGGGACATGGCTTGGCATTACAGGAATTCCAACAATGCTTGGAGGGTCGCCTGGCGCAACCGGATCCGGCCAGTATAACGATTTTGTCTTTGGCGGACACTCTGGTGGGAATGCGGGGGCCGGGTTATTTTTGGCGGCAAGGTCTGTATTTATTTCAATCGGAAGAATCAATCTTGATGGATTACCAGGAGACGGGGATACGGTTTATGGATTAGGGGCCGCCGGCGGCGGAGGTGGTGGCGGTGGATCGTTTGTTGGATTTGCCGAGAAAAATATAAACGGGCTGCCCGTGCTGGTAATTTCACCAAATGCGATATCCACAGCAGGGGGCGGCGGCGGGCAAATTTTGAACCGACCATTATTTGCCGGGTTTCCTGGCACCAACGGCGCCATCATTATGCAAGTTATCGGATAACAACAAGGAGCAATCATGAGCATCGAACTTCTACTTAAATCAGTCGCCGCCGCCGTTTCCGGCACCAACCTGCGCACCCAATTGATCGCAGACTCGACGGCGATTGAGTCCGAGGTCAACCGGATCGGCGCAGCAGTTGACCCGCAGCATAATGCCGACGGTACGCACAGCAATGTTAGCGCCACATCAGTATCCGCGCCCAGCATAACGCTCGGCGGCGTCCAGCGCAGCACATGGCCGGCGAGTGACAGCGCCACCGTGTCACTGACGGACGTCCTGGCGAACGGGAATATCGGGAATATTCCTGTTGGATTTGACGAAATTGGAATAAACGACGAGACCGGAGTTTCTTCGCTGTTCCGTGTTCACAGCGACGGCACGGCGACAGCAAAACAGTTTGCGCCGGTGATCAGCGCCTCATTACCGACCACCAATCTGGCGGCCGGCATGGAAGTGACGTTAACCGACGGCACGCGCTGGCGCCGGAATATGGCAAACACAGACTGGGAAACAATGGGGGATGTGATCCGGTCGGAAATCGGCTACTTTGCTCCCGGATTACTCTACAAGGCCGACCCGCTAACCCCCGCCTTTGCCAAAACAGCGGCTGACACACTTTCGATTAAGGCTGGAACGAAGGTGGATGTAGCTGGAACTGTCGTTACGTTCGTCGCCGATACCGCCGTAACCATGCCAACCCTCGCAGGCGGCACCGACTACGCTGTCTGGATTAAGGACGATGCCACAATCCAAGCTACAACCGATTTCGTCAGCGCGCCAAGTGCGGGCAATTGGCGCAAGATCGGCGGCTTTCACTACGGCCTAGTCGCTGCGGGCACGACGGTGGCAGGCGGCTCGTTCGCCACCACGGGCAACGGCAAGATATGGGTGCAGGGCGATGTAGATGACATCGCTGGTATCAACAAGTATTCCATCTGGGACTTAAAGTTCCGCCCAGCGGCATCCGACCCGCGCGGTATGGCTTTGGTGGGCGGGCAGGTATGGGTGGACATCTACCTGTGCTCAACCGATACCGCCACTAACGGCACCAGCAAATCAGGCACGAACATCGCGTCGCACACCGTCTTGCCGAAGATTCCGGCCGCGTTTGGCGGCAACGGCGTGACTACCTACCCATCGCTGAACTGGTGGGTGGCGAACGAGCTTGCAAGAGCTAATAAGAAGCGCCTGATGTGGGAGAGCGAGTTTGTAGAGGCCGCTTATGGCGTGACCGAAAATCAGTCCATCGACGCCACTGCCGCGACCTACCCGACCACGCAGCGCAATGCAGGCTACACCAGCAAGTACGGTATCGAGCAGGCATCAGGCCACCATTGGGTATGGGGTCAAGACTCCAATTTCTACCGCGAAGCGGCCAGCCCAGCAGGGTCATGGAAGCAAGTCAACGGCAATACAGGTGCAGCAGGTTCGCAGCGCGGCGAGACTTACACCTTCGGCACATACGGTCTGGCGCGGGTGCTGCTAGGCGGCGCGCGCGCGCACGGCGCGTTCTCCGGTTCGCGGGCTTCCAATTGGAGCGTCTACCCGTGGAACTCGCACTGGAGCCTTGGGTTGCGTGCCGCCTGTGACCACTTGCAATCTGTATAGGGAGCGAAAGCGACCGTGGAGACTTTAAGTGATGAATTCGCCAGCCAGAGGCAGCTCGCCATCGTCGAGCGCTTCGAGGGCTTCATCAATTATATGTATCCGATTGTGCTCAACATCCGCCGCACACATCACGTGGCACGTGATCGATTCATTGGCGCGATGTTTGAGCAAGTAGGAATGTTTTCTCAGGCGGGCAAGTCTGGACAAGTCTCTAAGCTGTATCTGGCTGATGCAGGCTTATCCGATCTGAGATACATGGTGCGGTTTTTGGCGGACGGCAAGCGCAAGTTGATCAGTCGGCATCAGGCCGAGGTGGCAAGTATCCACCTCGCTGAAACCGGAAAGATGCTCGGCGCTTGGATTAAGGCCAGAGCCGCAAGGGGTGAACGTGGATAAAAGCGGCACGCGCACGAACGGCGCGAACTCCGGTTCGCGGGCTTCCAATTGGAACAACTACCCGTGGAACTCGAACTGGAACATTGGGTTGCGTGCCGCCTGTGACGATAAGTTTCACCCGCTTCGGATGGTTAAGGCCGCCGATGCAGATCATGCAGTTTTTATGGTCAGCCACGCCATCCCGCTTCGGCGAACACATTACGCGGTCAAGGGAACGTCGAGTAGGAAGCCTCGAAAGACGCACTTGCAACTGAACAACCATAGAGGGCAGCATGGGTAAGAAGCACAAGAACCTGATCGGCAAGATCGCTAGCATGCCGAACCTGTATCGCGCCTACGAGAAGGCAGCGAAGGGCAAGCGCTATAGCTGTGGCCATCTGCAATTCAAGCAGCATCTGGCGGCGAACCTGCGCGCACTCTCTG